TGATATACTGCATGCGGTCATAGTATTCTTCAAGTTCTTTATCACCAGCCGCTTTAGCTTCCCGCATTAACCTCTTGTATTCTTTACGTTCTTTAAACCATTTAGTAAGTACGGCAGGAATAATACCTTCCTTAGAAAGATCAAATACTGTACCCAATCCACTAACACACCAATTCTCCCTAATTAAAATTCTACGCCATTGCTTGGCTGGTGCTGATATAACCTCACCATTTAACTCTACAATGAATGCAAGCTTTCTATCTGACTCATCACGGATCAAGGCAAATGCCGCACCACGTTCGGCAAACTGACCACGAATCATTTCAGGGCTAATGTTAATTGAACGCATTACACCCGGATACAGTGATACTAAGTCAACTGATGCACTGTACTCATGCATACCAATCTTTGGCTCAATTACAGTAGCTCCGCTATATTTCTCACCTGTTGCTTCAGGTGCACTATGATCTGCTACACGTACACCCTGATCGTAATGACAGAAGTTAATGATAGCACATTCTGCTACTTTAATCGTACCAAGTACGTCAGCAATTTGTGATGTTGCATCATGTGACATTTGTATAGCAGTTTCAATATACTTCTTCTTATTTTCTAATCCTTTAAGAATCTCTGTATCACGAATGTTATAGCGTAAGAACTGATCGAAATCGTCTCTATACAAGTCAAACAATGACCCACTATACTTCAATTTAGGTAGGTGTGGTAGCTCATCGTCAGCAACATGCTCCAGTTTATAGCTAGGCTTCATCGCCATTTCAAAGTTCTTGTATATGTCAAGATAGTCGAGATGGACACGACCAAATATCACCAGAGCCTTCTCTACGTTGCCGTAACGTTCTACCTCACGGTAATATGGTGTACGGCTGTTAGGGAACCCTAATTTGTTTCCAGCACCTTTGAACAGAACCATGTTGGCACGTTCGTAAATGTACGGTACATCAAAAAATTCTGAGTTCCAACCAGATATAATGTCACTGTCTTCAATCTCTTTAAAGAAGAGTTTAAGAAGTTCGGTTTCGTCTTCACATATGACAACGATAGCAGCATCATCAATGTCTTTAGGTACATCATCTTGTGTGTAATCTGGTCGGGTAATGGGTGGTACTGCTAATACAATTGTTTCATCAGTATGTTGATGGTATAGTGCAATGGAACTAATTGGGGCATATGGGTTATCTATTGTAGCGTATCCAATATCTTTATCATAGTCATTTTCAATGTCAAAGAATGTAACATGAAGTTGTGTTATGTCTTTACCGTAGAAATGTTCAGAGAGTACTTTATACTGAGGTTGAATATCAGACTCGTATAGTTTATTATCCCTTGCTTCGAATTTCTTACGGGCATCGAAAAAATCAGACGGTTTGGAAAAGTCTAATCGAGATATTGGATTACCATCAATATCCTTATCCTTGCCATCATCGTTTGGAATGTAGAAATAATAAGGAGCATCGAATTCTTGTACAACTCGTTGCCCCTCACTGTTCCGTACCCAAACCTTAACTTTCTTCCTGTTATCAGTCAGGATTGCAGAAACGTAAGACATACGTTATATATGCTTAAGCCGCTTCTGAGTCGTCTTCTTGTCCACCATCACCAAGGACGGCTTCTCGGACATACTCAAATGTGCTATTGGCACCAATCATTTCCTGATAGGCATCGTCATGGAATGCTTTGACAAGCTTACCTGTAAGTGCAGGTGGCATATCAAATTCTTCTTTCAACATGGTTTTGATGTCTTTGATGCTTTCTTGCTTGTCAGCTCGAAAACGTTCGTGTCCAACAATTTCTTCAATTGCACCTTTGATACGTTTTAGGTGATCGGGATTGGAAGGTAGTTCAAACTCTGATTCTGTTGCTGCGCTCATGTATATCTCCTGTTATTATAATAATAAGCTATTCGCTACTGCGAAGGAGATGGATTATGCCACTATTTGAGGAAAAAAGCAAGAGTTTTATTAAGAGAACCAAGTGGTGTAGTCACCGTGGAAGCGTTCCATGTCATATTTGTACTCTTCTTTTGCTATGATATGAAACCTAGCTATGTTAGAAGCACCCGCTTCAACTGGTGATACTGCGTTTATAAAGTTAGGGCAACACGGGTATACGATTGCTGTCCCACGTTCGGGATTAAATCCAAACTCATGAGTTGGGAATTCTAATTTTCCACCTCTCACTTCAAACCGTTCATCAAATAGAGTATCTTCACTGAAGTCATTTAAAAACAAAACAACAGTAAAATCATAGTCGTGTATCTTATTCCATATGGCAGACTGCCCACGCTTACTAATAAGCTGGCTACCTTCAGATGAAGCTTTCTGACCTGAATATCCAGTAGGATACCATTCGAAGGTGAATGGTGTCAAGGTTTTTGTTTCGAATTCGTAATATTTTTCAATGGTAGGTAGGAGTTGATTAAAAGTGGCAGATACGCGAGACTCTGACAGACGATTGCCTTTAAATGTTACTGTTGGGTAGCCTTTTTGATCGGTGTTAGGTATGGTATGTTTTAATCTAGTAACCATATCTTCTGCCTGTAAAGGTGATACCAATTCCTTGAGAACAAGGAAGGGTGATTTAGAACTCATATAAACTCCTAGCTAGTATAGATATGTATACGATACTACAAGATTCGAGATTTGGATAGTTGTAAATAAGGCGTATCTTCAGTTTTAACCAAGGCGAATGGAACACCTTTCAGTTTCTTACCTTCTATGATAACATCAAGGGTTACTGTGGCTACCCCGTCCATCTCACACATATTCATTTTAGCTTCTCTATCTTCAAGGGTAATTGAACCAGTTCCACACGAATCTTTGATAGCGTGAAAGTCTTTGACGAAGAAAGTGTTTTTATCTTCTTCAGTTACAACTAATTTGAACTGTGGTGCATTGGTAAATGTTTCAACAAGAATTTGGCCAGACTCAACGACAATAGCTGAAGATTCCTCTTCAACTTTGGTCGTACCACAAGAACATACGTTATTTTCACGGGCACAGTCACAGTCCTTGCCTTCAGTTACTGCAATAGTTTCATCACCTTTAAAAACCAACGTTGACTTTTCAAGGTCAATGGTGTTCATGAACTCCAATAATTCTTCTGTTGTTCTAAATTTCATTTATTCGCCCCGCATCCTTTTGTTAAGACGACTCAAACGCTTAGATTGTGTCTTACGTTTAGTGAATAGGGTTTTGCGTATTCTTTGTCCTTTCTTCATGCGGGCAGATTTCTTGCCCATACGTACACGACGTGGGTCTTTACGGATACCACACTTTTCAGGTGATGTTACCATACGACCAGCCTTTTGGCCTGTAGTACAACGGTATTGACGTAGGAACTTATCCCCATATCGACGGAATTGACGCTGTACTGACTCAACGATTTTATCAAATTCGTCGCCCTCAGTAAGCTCAACAATACCATCTAGAATTTTGTTAACTTCTTTAGCGTAATTATCGTTAAATTCGTCTGTACCCATTAGTTCACGAATCTCTTGAATATCCTCAAGCATCGTTTCCAGTTCTAGTACAGCTTCATGTAAGTCCTCAATAACCAATGCAGATTCACTGATTTGGGCTCCACCTAGTAATCTTCTTAGTTTCATTATCGTTGTCCTCGGTAATTTTGACGTTGATTGGGTTGGCCTTGAGATTGGCGTTCTTCTTCTTGATCCTGTTCCAACTCGTCCCGCTCTTTATCGTCCATGTCATTTTCATAGTCGTCACGGTTTCTTGCAGCTCTCATACGAATTTGTAGCTCTTTACGTTCCGCTTGAGATTGCTTCTGTTTAAATTGTTTTGTTTCCAAATCATCATCACTATTAATTTTATACTTATCACGTATGCTTACCATTTGACGGCGAAGTGTTTGTGGTGTGTCGTTTGCATCAAGCTCAAGGATGATACCAGTGAACAATTCAGAGAATCCTTCTCCCATACCCATTTTCTTCTTGTAATTGAAAGTGGCCAGTTCACGCATCTTCTTTGCATTCTTTTCCTTATCCTTGACTGCATCCATTTCAGCCTGTGCAACAATTAATTCTTCTTCCTTTGCTACCGTATTTTTAGATGACTTTAGAGCTATTTCAGCTTGCTTTGCCTTAGCTTCCTCAGCTTTAGCATTAGCCTGTGCAGTTTCTTTTTCATTCTGTGATTTGAGCATGCCCAGTACAGACACCATCAAATCCTCTTTACTGTCACCAGCTTCAAAATCATCACCTATATCTTCATCTTCAGGGTCTAGGCTATCAGTTGGACCACCTAAATCACCTTCCTCATCACCACCTAAATCACCTTCCTCATCACCACCCAAGTCCTCATCCCCCTCTTCGCCATCCAAACCTGCTTCAGGGTCAGCTTCAGTTATTTCATCTGCATTATATACAGCATCTTTTGGTAGTTTAGGAAATTCAGCACTGACAATTGTAAATTCATCCTTTAGTTCATACAACAGTTCAGCAAGAGATTTATCTTCACCCTTACCCGTCTTTTTAAACTCAAGCACATCAGATAATGTCTGTGCTACACGTTGTTCAAATTCTTCACTCTGTTGTAGAGGAATTGTAATAATCATCATGTTGCCAGTGTCATCACGTACACCATATGAGATGATGTCTTTGTTATCGTATTCACCATCTATTTGAAAACTCTTAAGGCGTGACGTGACATCCTTCAGTTGATTAGGATATCCGGCTGACTCAGTAATTTTCTCAAAAGAACCAATGCTACCTTCGGTTACCACAGGGTGAAACCTATATCGGTTAACAATGCCCCGCTGGAACTTAAGCATATAATCCTTCAGATTCATGCGAGTCTGCATACCACCTAGACGATTACTAGGCACGACAGCAATACTATGTGCTGCGGTAGAACCTGCTGCCGCTGTTTCATCAATTTTTTCCATGATATTCCTCAAAACCTTTACCTATATTTAGTCTACGGGCCTAACTGAACTGCTCTTTTTCCGTTAAAAGACGAAAATTCATACCATTTTGTGCACACCAAGCCCTTGCTGCTTCCCATTTTAGTTGATTCTTCATATGAACAGCGTTCTCATACATCTTGTTTTTTGGATTGCGTGACCTAGACGGTTTAGTTTGCTTGAATGGTTTTATCTCTATTAAATCTCTAATCACTTTACCGTGAACATTTTTGTATTCCATGTACAGGTCAGGGTAATATTTTGCAGGCCGTACACCACCCTTTGATGTTGGCATTGAATAAGGTATCACTATTTCTTCCGATGCCCACTTTAACACTTTTGGGTTATTATCACAGAATTCAAACGCTTCCAATTCCCACGATGATCTGAACACAATCTTCTCTAAATCACCCACATATTTTTCAGGGTGTTTAGGTGTGAACAAACCTTGTCTCCATTCTGCACCCATGTGTTTACCTTAAAAATTAAAAATCCCCGGTATGTCGATGTCAGGTTTCGGTAACTGTATATTTCCCAAGTTACCTG